GTAAGTATGTCAGAGCTGGTGACCCCCGAAGCGCCTGATTCCACTGGCAGGTCATTCGTAAATCTGTCAGAAAGACGAGTCCCTGTGTTAAGCGGGAAAGCGCTAGAGTTGGTGGACAGAATGGTAGACGCTTCAAACAATGAAGGGTTCGGTAGGGAGTTTGAACTTACTGCGGAGTACGCTGATGAGGTGTATCCCGTCAAGTTGAGAGGGGAGGTTCCTTACGAAGACCCCGTCGGTGTAATGACTGACATAATAACCGATATGATGCCCGAGACGAGCTTAGCTCAGGTACCCTTTCATAGTATGTTGATGCATGAGCAGGGGCTCGAGTTCAATCAGCCCGTCATGGAGATGATGGTGAATCTGACAGAAGCACGAGACTATCCTGTAAGGGAGTACCATTTGTCGCGCATTCCAGGTCCACAGACTGCCCCGAGAAGACAGACTCTTACTGAGTTGTTGTTGTCGCTCCAAGGCAGAAACCTTGACGTCCCTAGGTTATCAGAGGATGTGGATTTGGATTTCATGTTTTCTCAAATCATGAGCAAAGTCGCAAACGTGTGTTTTTCTGAGAATCATAGGGAGATTCTTCGGTGGTGCGAAGGAAATCCTATTAGCAGTGACTTAAGTTCGATAGCCGATACGGTGGCTCGACTACCGCCGGAGAAGAGAGATTTGCTGTTGTCAGGGGAAATTATTTCCTATGAAAGAATGGATCCGACGCGGTTGAAGGTAACAGTGAAGCCGTCTCAGAAACCCAAAGCAAAGTACACAGGAGAAGTTCCTGCAACGCAAACGGTTGTGTTTAACTGTTCGGAAGATAATCTTGCAGCCTCGCCGTTCTTTGGTGAGATGTTGGAGCGTATGAAAATGGTGTTAGCTCCTAACGTAAGGATTGGAACTCACCAAAGCACTGAGGGTGTCGCTGAGTGGGCTTCAGGATTCTATAGAGCAAATGCGCACAGTTTCGAAGCCGACATCGGAAAGTTCGATAAGTCGGAAGGCGAGAATGCAATATATGGAATCGAGGCACGATTCGCAAAACTACTGGGTTTGCGCGGAAAATTTGCAGACATCTGGTATGAAGGGCAGACCGAGGGCAGAATGTCTGCAGTAGCGTTTGCCTTTAAGCTTGTGACGGATATCCAGCGTAGGTCTGGACAGCGGACCACGTTGTTGGGAAACACTATCGTAGCCTTGTTCACAATCGTGTATTTTTACGACATTAAGAAAGAATCGCTTTTGTATTTGTTTGCTCAAGGTGACGACGTACAAGTTTTGTCCACTCGACCGGTTGCTTTAGAGAGTGTAGAAGCTAGAATCTCTGCGCTAACGAATATCTCAGTAAAGCCTGAGTGGTATCGGGCGGGTTATTGCTGTTCCAGGTTCTTCATCCCTGTTGCGGGTAGGTTGTTTTGGGTGTACGACCCGGTGTTGTTTCTGGTCAAGTCTACTAGACCGTTAACAACTCGTGAGTATGATACCTTAGAAGAAAGACTCCAGTCGTATGCAGAATTGGTAGAACACTATAAGGATCTAAGAATTGTTGCAGGGCTGAAAGAGGCCGTTCACGAGAGATACGGCATTCATCCTAGTGCCGTTGAAGCGCTGTGTGGTGCAGTGCTAGCAGTAGTAAAGGATTTGAAGTCGTTCAAGTCTGTTTGGGAACAGAGAAAAACAAAGATTGGTCTTTAGCGGTTTGCGAAAGTTTTGGGGTTCAAACGCAAAGGTTTCTGTACGTTGTGTGTACAGAGTTTCCTAGCGGGTTTTATGTTTATTGAAA